TACCGTACATCGACTATGTAGGGGCGGCAACGGATACGACCGTTCCGGCAGAAAAGCCCAGCACTACGGCGCAGGGGTTCAAGATCGGCGATATTGTGGACTTCAAGGGCAACACGCATTACACGAACGCGAATGCTTCGAGCGGAAAGCCTTGTCGTTCCGGCAAAGCGAAGATCACAAGCATTTACAGCAAAGGCAAACACAAATACCACGTTGTCGCCGTCAAGGGCGGCGGATCGAACGTGTACGGCTGGGTGGACGCGGCAGACCTTGACGGCGCGGAGGAAATCAAAGCCGGAAGCAAAGTACGCGTGAAGGAAGGCGCAAAAACCTATACAGGCGGGCGGCTTGCTTCCTTCGTCTACAAGCGCGATCACATCGTAAAGGAGATCAACGGCAAGCGCGCCGTTATCGCTTACGGCGGCGTTGTCGTCGCGGCAGTAAACACCGACGATCTAACGCTGGTATAACGCAATTCTAACGCGCGAAACGTGTTACGCAACGCGCCCGCGCGTTAAAGGAAGGGGGACAAAATGGCAAAACGCAGATATAAACCGAAGCACGCGAAGAAACGCGGCTTCCTTGTTGACGAACGCTTCGCAACGCGGTTCATTGTAGCGATCGGAATTACAACGTTGATCTTCATTACCGCGCAGTATATTTCGTTCCTTATCACGGGGACGGAACAAACGGTATTGATCGAATGGTATTTCCGCGCCGTCGTGATTGAATGCGGCGCAATGATGGCGAAGAGAATTGCCGAAGTGTTCGTCGGACGTATCAAGAAAAAAGAACAAATCGAAGTAACAGAAAGCGAGGATACAAACAATGACTATTGATCTTAACGTGATTATTGAAGCCGTTATCATGCTGATTGCGGCTATTATTTCCGCCGTCGTGATCCCTTGGATCAGAAGCAAGACTTCCGCCGCGCAGTTCGAGCAGATCGAAATGTGGGTAACGGTTGCCGTCGAAGCCGCCGAACAGATTTACACCGGAAGCGGCAGGGGCGCGGAAAAGAAAGCGTATGTTATCGACTTTTTGACCGAAAAGGGCTTCAAGATTGACGCGGACAGCTTGGACAAACTTATTGAAGCCGCCGTCTTTGATCTTCCTGCATATTTCGGCGTTATTGAAGAGGGACAGACCGAAGGCGAATAAAGAACCGCCGCGCGTCTTTCCCCCTTCGCGCGTAGCGGTTTAATTCACACAAAACATAATCCCCCGTGCGGGCTTTCGAGCCTTCACGGGGGATTTTTTTATTTGGTTCAGATTTTGCGAAAACGAATGACGATTTCCGCGCCGTAAATATCATCTTTTCCGTGGTATGCTTCGATATTCGTTACGCCGTCGCAACGATCGAAGTTATCTTCGACAAATTGCGCGTGTTCGGCGGGTACATATCCGGCTTTTTCGCCGTTGAGCATTACAGCGAAAGCGGGCTTTCCTTCGTATTCGCCGCGTTCAAGTATGACTTCGGCGGCGTTCTTGTCGAAGGGTTCGTCCTTCCAATACAGGCGGCGCAGGATCGTTTGACGGCTTTTCCGTCCGTCTTTGAATGTAACGCCCGCGATCTTTGTTCGTATGAATTCATACGGGCTATCGTCGGCGGGTGCTGGAGAGGAAGCGGCGGGCGCTTCTTTCGGCTTTTTGTGTTGCCTATATCCGAGGAAGGCAAGCACGGCGGCGATCGCAACGCCACAAACAAATTCGCCGATCCCGTCCGGCAGGAATGTAAACGAACACGCAAGGAACAGCGCGGCGGCGATCCATAGCGCGATAACAGATTTCTTCAAGGTATATCCCCCTTCCGTTTGTAAACTTTATTTGAATAGTTCGCCCATTCTGACCTTTAACACAATTATACACTTTTAATGCGCTAAAATCAAGAATAAAGCAGAATATTCACACATAATTTGCAAATGATAAGAATTAAGAGGGCGTAAAGCATGAAAATATATGATTATGGTGGGAAAAAGAATATTTGCGGCGACCGATTACGGGAAGCCCGCGTTGTGAAGAGGTTGCGACAAGAGGATTTAGCCGCCCGAATACAGTTGAAGGGCGTAAACATGGAGCGGGACAGCATAAGCCGAATTGAGATCGGAACGCGCTTCGTATCTGATTTCGAGTTAAAGACATTCGCGGAAGTGCTGGGCGTTTCGGTAAATTGGCTTTTAGGCATAGACGAATAACGGCGGCGGGAATGATCCCGTCGTCGCTTTGTTTTGCGGCAATTTTGGAAAATCTATTGACATATACGCACGTATATATTATAATATAGAAAACGAAACGAGGTGGCGGCATGAACAAGGACTACACGGCACAGCAAAAGCATATCCGGAAAAATTACGCCCGCTTCCCGCTCGATCTTCGACCGGAAGTATTAGAGGAATTCAAGAAGGCTTGCGAAATCAAAGGAACGACACCGACAACAGAGATCAAGCGATTTATCGCTTCCTTTTGTGAAGCGGCACGCAAGCAGTAACGGGCGTGGGCGGCAGGATATGCCGCCCTTTTGTTTTTATATCGGGGAGGAAATGACAATGCACAAACACTTGACGTGGAACGATCGTCTTAAAATCGAAAAGGGATTGAAGGAAGGTTTGAAGCCGTTACAGATCGCGGCACGCCTTCACGTTCACAATACCACGATTTACAGAGAATTGAAGCGCGGCACGTATACGCATTTGAATTCCGACTTGACGACCGAAGAACGCTATTCGCCGGACATAGCACAACAGCGCTATGAAGCAAACTTGAAGGCGAAGGGCGGCGAATTAAAGATCGGCGACGATCACGAATTGGCGGAGTACATCGAACGGAAGATTGTTGATGAAGGTTATTCGCCCGCCGCCGTCGTCGGAGAGATCAAGACGCTGGGGCTTTCCTTCAAAACAGAGATCAGCGAAAAGACGATTTATAACTACATCGACAAGGGAATATTTTTGCGGCTGGAGCGGAAGAACCTTCCGCAAGGCGGCAAGCGGAAGCGCAAGTATAACGGCGTAAAGAGGAAATCCGCCCGCGCGTCCGTCGGCGAAAGCATAGAGAGCCGCCCGCAAGAAATCAACGATCGCGAAACCTTCGGACATTGGGAAATGGATTGCGTCGAGGGAAAGAAGAAAACGAAGGAAACTTTGCTTGTTCTTTCGGAGCGGTTGACGCGCCGCGAAATTATTATCAAAATGCCGGATCACACTTCCGCCAGCGTCGTGGCGGCGCTGAACAAGCTGGAACGGAAATACGGGCGGAAGTTTGCAAAGATATTCAAATCAATTACCGTTGACAACGGTTCGGAATTCTTGAATTGCGAAGCGATCGAAAAATCGGTATACGGGAACAAGAAGCGCACGACGGTTTATTATTGCCACCCGTACAGCGCATACGAAAGAGGGACAAACGAGAATATAAACAAAATGATACGGCGGTTCTTGCCGAAAGGAACAGACTTCCGGAAAGTAACCGCCGCATATATTAAGCGCGTCGAAACGTGGATCAATAACTATCCCCGCGAGATATTAGGCTTTGAAACCGCCGAAATGCGGTTTGAAAAATGCCTTGCCGCCGCCGCTTGAAAAGTGTTCATAAATTTTTTTCAATTTTTTCTGCTTTTACTCTTGACTTTTTCCGATGTTAAGAGTATCATTAAAAGCAGAGAAAACCGAAACGGTTTTTCCTGCTTATTTTTTATCCGAAAACGGCGGAAGGAGGTTTGAAAGATGAACGGATACAGTTATTTGACGTTCGATCAGCGCCGCGAAATTGAGAGATTGCACAACGCGGGAACGCGCACGGTTGACATTGCCGCACATTTGGGGCGTAGCGTAGCCGCTGTTTATGAAGAATTGAAGCGCGGCTACACGGGCGAACGCAACGAAAACAAGCAAAGGAAATACAGCGCAGAGCGCGCACAGACAGTTTTTCAAGACAATATCGCACAGCGCGGAAACCGCCGCGCCGATAAAGAATGATGGCGGAAACGCCCGTGCTTTTCTTTCATTCTTGGAGCGGCGGAAAGGACAGCACGGCGGGCGTAACCCTCGATCATATACACGGGTTGCCGCCTTCGACCATTGTTTTTAGCGAAGTCATGTTCGACAAGAAGCGCGGCATTTCCGGAGAGTTGCCGGAACATATCGACTTGTAAAGAACAAGGCGAAACCGCTTTTTGAAAGCTGGGGGTACAAAGTCGAGATCATACACGCCGAAAAAGATTATCTTGATCTTTTCTACCATGTGCTGGAAAGAAGCAAGTATCCGGAGCGGATCGGAAAGCGCGTCGGTTTTGTGCTGGGCGGTAT